CTCGTAATCTTCGCGAGGTTCAAGAGGTAAAAAAGCTTCGGAATTATCCCGCAAGTATTCTGTCCCAAGCGTCACCGCTTTCATGATTTCCCATGCCTTCATCTGATCTAGAACAGCTCTAGTTCGAGTAAAAGGACTATCAGTACCACCTTGAAAAGTTGTACTGACTTGATGGGTACGGATTTTGCCTGGGACGGTATACGTCACGGTGTTACCCCTCTTTAGTTATCTCCTACTAAGCAGCAGAAGTGATTGCACCATTTGTCTGGAAATTCACTGTTACAGCAACAAGATCTCCTACTGAAGTGCCAAATTCAGCACCCGTGATAATCCCATCAAAAGTAAGTTTTTTACTTGTTGAAGTGTCTAAGAACAACTCAAATTTGGCAGTTCCATCATCTTCTGTAGTGAAGACATCGTTGAGGAATTCAGCAGTTTCATCGCCACTGGCTGCTGTGTAAAGCACTTCAACAGAGCCACTTCCATCGATGAAACCACCGACATAGCTACGTGAAGTTGCTCCTTGAGCAGTGCAATCGAGAACATCTTTCGTTACGGAAAGATTCCAGCTCCGTGTGCTAGTTACAGCAGCAACTGTTCCAGCAGTGTTTTTGAATTTTACGGAGCCTTCCTCACCACGGAAAAAAGCCATGACTTAACTAATAAAAAGGGGTATGAGAATAGTTTAACTGGTCAATTCCTTATTAACAGCCTTTTTTTCAGGTTTTTTAGGAGGACATGCTGGTGGATTTTGCATTTGATCGAAATATTGTTGGCAGCGATGATCCCATAAGCCCTCTTTTCTTTTGCCTTTTACAGCTTCAATCGCATCCAACATTTCAGGAGTAAATTCCATAGGATCAATAGATTCGATAACTAGTTTGACCCAAAGTTTCCGGTTTGGCCAAATTGAACTGTTGTAAACATAAATAGCCAAAAGCATCGAAAGCATGATCTACACCCAAATTCTTATTTGGTAAACCTGTATTTGGAGTGTAAGTAAGAGTTCTGAAACTCTTGATTAATTCCTTGCATTTAGGATGAATAAGTGTTCTCCTCGTCCCAGATGCATCAAGCAATGCTGTGTTAACCGCAGTAATCTTGTCCCTTATTTTCCAAGGAGCTTTGGGACTTGTGACTTGAAATCCACTTCGACGCAAGATATTGTGATCAGTAAGACCAACACCGCTAGTTTTACGGGCTCCTCCTGTTGGATCGGGACAGGCAATCACTCGACGGTCTACCCCAAACCGTCGGGTGATCTCTTCTGCAAAATCCCAGGTCGTTGCCCCTCCTGTTAGTAATATTTCGTCAAATACATACAAAGTATCGTTATCTTTTACAGCGCAAATTCCTGACATTGGATCAACGTTGAAGTCAACCCCTAGAAGTAATGGCATTACAGAAATATCTTTCGCTTCTGCTGAAATGTTCATGTCGCTGAAAGAAACAGCAACTAATCCACTTAAATTCTCAAAGCTTGCTTCAAATTCTTGCCTAAAAGTTCGAGCGTCTAATTGACTTCGCGCTGCTTCAACTTCTTCAGGTGGAACATTGCCCCCTTCTACTGTTGTAAAACTCCATCTTTTCCAATCTTCCCAATCTTCACTACAAAAACACCACAAGTCATAAAACCAGCTCGCAGTTCCATCTGGTGTTGAAATAAAAAGAGTCCACCCCTGTTTATCCGCTAAAGCTGGTCTGATTACTTCAAACCAAACCTCCGAATCCATAAATGCTGCTTCATCTAATACCACCCCCGCTAAACTTCGACCCCTTAATGCCATCGCATTCTCTGTTCCCTTTAACTCAATGACTGAATCATTGATTAATTCAATCCTTAAATCTGTTTCGTTCTTACTTTTGATCCATATCTGTGGTACTAACCGTTTTAAAGCTTTCCAAGCTATGTCTTTTGCCATTCGGTACGTTGGCGCACAGTAGAAATATGTCTCCCCTGGTCTCTCAATCGCTCCACGAAGTAATTCAACACACGATAAATAGGATTTGCCAAACCTTCGGCCTGCTACTAATACTCTGAAGCGTTTGCGACACTCAAATACTTGTCCCTGTGCCCAACGTAAATCAATAGATGGTGCTGTTTTTACGGCCATAACTCCTAAAAAGAATGGGTTTTTACCCCTGCCCCCCCAGGCAGATTACTCTTTGCACGTTATTATTCAATTATTCGTTCTTGTAGTAAGCCAGTGGCAGAATCGTTTTTTAGAGACTGTGATAACCCCGCTGCTCCTATGGGTGGCAAGGTTTATGGAAAAAGAAGTGCTGATTCTGTTGTGAAAGCTAGACAACATCGCCTCTATAAAAGACAACTTGACGGTATGCCAACTAGACACCTTGTCCTTGATCATGCCACTAAAGAACAAATAGCTGAATCAACAGCTTGGCGTGATTGGAATGCTGTTATGTCCATGAATGAAGAGGATTGGGAAAAAGATCGGGAAAGTATGCTCTCTAGAATTCAACAAATGAGAGTTCGCCTCTTTAATCAAGCTGTTAAAAAAGGTCAACTTCAAACTGCTGCTCAGATTCTTGACTCCCTTGGCAAAGTTATTGGTGAATCTGTAGAGACTGTCAACATCCAAGCTCCTGAACTCTCGATTAGAATTGAAGATAAGAAATAGTACTCTATTGTTTTCAATTAAGCTTAGTTGGCAGAATATGTTTAGGTTCCCCGCCCGCCTCTAAGACTCGCGAGCGCTCGGACCCTACCCCCTATGTATAAAAAATACTAGGAGAGTCTGAAGGTAAAAATATTTTTTCAAATTTTTTCTAGTACATAAAAAAGGGAGGCAGGGGGTCTTTAAAATAATATCATATTAAAAAAGAAAGCACAAGCATTTCATGTGCTAATTGTTGAACTGTCTACAATATTAGATTATGAGTATAAATACTATTGTGTATTAGGATAATATCCTATACAATACAAATAAGGAAAGGGGCCTAAATTGTGGCCTGTCCTAGAACCTCTAAAACTGAATATGGAACACACAACCGCGGACACTTACAAGCTGTCTAATCCTGATTGTGATGTCTTCACCAACTGGTCTGACTGGTCTGATGGTAAACCCTCTTACTCTCTACGCTTTCGTGAGAGTGAAACAGGCTACCAGCTAACTGTTGCGGGTCTTACTGCCCAAACATTAGCCAAGATCTGCCAAGAAGAACCAGTTAGAGAGGCACTTTCACAAGAAGACAAAAAAGCTGCTCAAGTTGTCCCACTAAAACCCACTAACCAAAAGGAGTAGTGAACTCATGCAAACCTACGCAAACTATGCAAAACCTGGTGTTCATCAGGTGCAAACGTATCGAGGAATCAAAAGAGGTTGGGCAAACGTTGGCCGACCCATCAGCAAAGAAGAAGCTCTTCAACTTTGCAAATGGGCAACAACTGTTAGTCCTACTTTCAATCATCGAGTAAGGATCAACCCGATAGAGTTGTTTCCTTGCTGATAGTGGGGAGGTCGAGAGGCCTCCTTTTTTTATGTCCTTTATTCGTGCCACCAAATGAAAATCAATCCAATCGGATCAAATCAAACTGAATTGATCTTTAATGATGGAGCAAAAGTTTTGTTCAGTTACGAAACGCCTGTAGCTGCTTATGTTCCTGAGAGAGGTTATATAAAGACCTCGACAAAGTGGAGCCAAACGACTTCAAGGCATATCAACAGATGGTGTCCTGAAAGTGTGTTTAGCGTTCCACAACAAGAACTAAGCGCATTAGTTGAAGGGGTGAAGAGATGAGTAAAACTTATTCTCGGATGAATAAAGAGGAACTTTTAGCAGAAGTTAAAAGGGTCAACTCTTTATTAGAGAAAGAGGACGGATTCTTTCTAATTTGGTCTGGATTACAAAAGGTCCAGAGACGATTTAGAAAAGAGTTTCCTCTTTTTCTTAAAGACCTTCAACACTACGGGAAAGAGTCAAAAGCTTTTTTTCTAACAATCAAACAGGAATTAACACCATGAACTATCAAGTTTTTGTAACTGTCAAAGGAGAAGAAAGAGAGGAGGCTTATCCTCTCTCTCTTTGTCCAAAGAAAGGGGGAACATTAGAAGCCCCTAGTCTTGTAGATGCTCAAAAAGCAGCACAAGAGAATTTGGATTATTTAAAAGAAGCTTTCCCCGAAATCTTCCTTGATCATCAAATTTCGACGGTTGTTGAAGCTTAAGAAAGAGGGAGGGTCAAACCTCCCTTTTTTTTTATCCATGTTTTAAAGCGTTAGCAATTGCGCGACCTTTTGTCCTAAAGGGACCAACTGGCGAACCATAAGGCAATCGGTCTTGATAGGAAGATTCCCAATACCAGCCAATCCCTGATGAATCGTTTCCAGTGTAAGGGTCTCGATAATCGATAGGCGTATCAATTTCAAAGACCTCAAAAGAGCCGTAACGCTTTTGAGTTTTCGGGCAAACAAAAGCGTGATAACTCATTGCTCTTGAGGTAAAGAATTAGCTGTAATTCTTGCAAAAAGGAGACGTTCGTAAAGGTCTTTGTAATGAGATGCAGCAGCCTCTTTTTTTTCTTGTTGAAAGCGGGTTAAGGAGGCATGAATCGCGCCAATAATCAAATCCCAATCATGTTCCGAGAGATTTTCTAGAGCGAATTGATTAATTGGAGTTTGTAAAAGGTCTTCCACCGTAAGGGTTTTGAGGGAGTGGATGTAGTTTTTGATAGCTGACATGGTTGCGTGTTTGTGTATCTACTAGTATATTAGTCTAGTAGTTACAAAAAAGCAATGAAGTTCTCCCTTGAATTGAGTCTTGACAATGATGCATTTGCAGAAAATCCAGGCTACGAGGTGGCAAGAATTCTGAATCGGCTTGGTAATCGCTTAGTTGAGTATCCAGACTTATTCGTCCCATCAATCCACTCCAAAGGCACTCTTCATGACGTTAATGGCGCTCATGCTGGCAGATGGGAGGTCTCAGAATGAAACCCCTTGTCAGTAAAGAGAACTCTGTTCTTTACGTCACGATTAACCCTTATGAAACAGATACGCACCAAAAACTCCCCGTCTTTGAAACTCCTAAGGGAATTACCCTCGGTGAAGGACATGCAGAAGACTCAACTCATGTAATTGAGTTTTGGTACGAAGAAGGAGCACTTTGTTCTAGTTACTTCATCGAAACTTTCATGGCTATTCCAGACAATCAAGGTTTATGCCTTCATTCGCATCTCTATGAAAATCAGTCCATTTCTGCTGATCAAGTAACAATTTGCAAAATGCTCATTAAATCCTATGAGCTTGCAAATGACTGAACGCTCCAAACCTCAACATGAACGCATCCTTTTAGCTAAGCAACTTTTGGACTTAGGTCTAAGAGATGCTGATATAGCTGTAAAAATTCAACGTGATCATTTGATCAGTAGAGCGACGTCCTACCGTGATTTAGACACGGCTAAACAGGAATTCGACTTGGAAAACAATGTTGATCACATCGAAGACAAAGACCCTCTTAGTCTTGAAGATCGTGACTCAATCATGGAAATGACACGGCAGCTAATGCTTGATGCGTACCAAGAAAAGGACACCCAAAACTTTGTACGCCTTTGTAAGGAATACGAACGTTTGGCCCGAATGGGAGGCTCTGCCTCGGTGTCTCAGCAACCATGAGACCTTTTTCTCATCTCTCTAATGATTCATGACAACCCAGATGACCTCTTTTATTCATCTCCACCAAGACAACTTCTCCTTCCTCAATCTTTTCTTCAACGATTGAGAGAAATGGAGGAAAGAGAGTTTTCTATCTTCTTAAAAATCTTCCTCAAAGAAAAACAAAGAAGACTTGATGCCCTCAACGCTTGCTCTGCAAAGAGAAAAAAAAGAAAGTCACGTAAATCCACTGCTCAACCACTATGAACGAATTCAACGAACTCACTTTCGAACAACTCTATGAACAATTCATGGAGGAAGCTGATGCTTTTATCGGTCGATACAAACAAAGAGAGGAAGATATAGAAAAGTTTGCTACTGAGCAAGCTAAAAAACACTTCTGGGAAAAGGAGCCATGACTATGAACGAATACACATTGCTTTGGGCAATGCTAAAAGACCTCAAATTGATCCAAAAACGAGAAGACAAAAGACACGAAATGGATGCTCATCTTGTCCATTCAACTTATGAGGTCTTAGACGAAATTATTGGTCTTCTTGAAGATGAACTAAACAACTATGAGGATGGCTACCAATGACTAAAACAAAAATCGCTCCAACAATCACTGAAGGCTGGGAAGTTCATCTCGGTGACAAAGGAACAATGTTCGGACAGACAAAAGAAGAAGCCTTAGAGAGGGCAGGTAAATATATAAAAGAGAGAGAGGTTCAAGGTCTTTCGTGGGAACTTAAACAATGCTGGAGAACTGAACGCACCAAACCCTTTCCAAAAGTCCTTGTTATTGGATCAGCAGATGAGGATTGTGGAAGACCTGCTGATTGTTGGGTTCAAAGATTCTCAGCAACTCTTCTAAAAGGTCGGTTGATGTGGGTTGACTCTTCAGGAACTCGATCCGTTTTCTGGTACACAGAGTCAAAAGCTCATTCCCCTGATTACGAAAAACATTCAAAAGACTTACCCCAAAAAGTCTTCCTAGATCTCAAAGCTTACTTAATTGAAAATAATGTTCCTTGTCATCTGCTCTTGAGAATCGAAGACCCTGGTTTGGGTATCCATCTAGAAGAAGATACCCCTGAAAATGGATTTAGCTATAGGAATATGCCATGACAACTCTTCCAAAAGAACTCAAGCTCCAAATGTTTAAAACCTACAAACAAAAATATAAAGGCAAACACAATATTCAAACCTATTTAAATAACCTAAATCTCTTCTTTGAAATAACAGAAGCTTCTTTTACACAAGGCGACCTCTCTAGACCTGAAAAGTTTGGAGGGGGACTCTGGGAGTCATGGAACCATGCCCTGCATTTTTGGGCTGAAAAATGTAACCTATCTAGGCATCAAATGAGAATCTATTATTTCTCTGTTAATGATGTCACTCATTACTCTTGAACCGTCCCATCAGCTAACTGCTCCTTAAATTGATCCAACCTTTCCTTAAACCTACATTTGCCCCCTAATAATTCTAGTTGACTGACTTCTCTTACTTGTATTCCATTCTCTCTTGCAATTACGACTACTCCCATTGTTGGTCTAATAGAGGCATTCTCTTCTAATGCATACGCATAAGCTGAAAGTTGGTCTAAATAATCTTGTAGCCACTCGTCTGGTTTCGGCTTTTTCGATCCACTAGTCTTGAAATCAACAATACAAATGTTCCCTGGCTTTGGACCATAATCAATTAAGGCATCCGCTTGTCCTGCAAAGCCATCAGGATGATAAACACTGAATTCTGATGCATGAATGGCCGCTACATTTTCTTCTAACCAGTTGGCCAGATTTTTCGCATATCCTCTAGCTGTCCAACTGACCTGACTTGACCGCTCCCTTGCCGTTTGAATCGATTTTGTAAGGATCGCTTTTGGGCCTCTAGCCAAGCCATCTTTGTAAACCTTCCAGCAATTGCGAGAATTGCAGATGTTCCTGTTGATTTTTGATGCAACCTTAAGGACATACTCACAGTGTTCATGGGAAATAGTGCCTCTATTACAAGCAATCTCTAGATCAATCTCTGACCCTGGACGAGCCTTCCATTTCTCTAAAGACCTTTTCTTTGCTTCAGGAACTGTATTGCTCAGAATTGTAGTGACTGAGTAATACTCCTTCCCTTCTTCATCACGATAAATTCGGTATGGTCCCGAATCATCACGCTCCAATGACCAATTCCTTAGTCCAGCAAGGAGGTCTTGCCTTTCTTCTACAGAAGCAGTCATTAAATACACTCTCCCATAATGATCATACCTAAAAAGAAGTTTTACGGATAGGTCTAATCTCAAATCCTTTGAATAGTCTTTTTGCTTTCTCCCATAAATCCTCCTTTTTCTCCACAACTTCAGTTTTTAACATCATCGCCTTCTCTCTCTTTGCTTGTGCCTTGTTCCATTTCCTTCTTGCTTTGGAATGTCGTGCCATCAAGCCCCTAGCGATTGAAGATAAGTTTCGGCTTCTTCTCTGTCACTGAAAAACTTGCAAGCACCTAGATAACAACATAAAAATCGCATGAATGTGCTTTTCCCTCCTGACAACTGATACTTATGAATGGTCCCTCCATTCGAAGTCACAAGAACTAATTCAGGTAAATGATGTGCCATAAGAAAAAAAAAGAAGGAGGGCTTGCTGATTTTGGCTTAATGAAACCCTAATGCAGGGCAAACGTTTACGGAAAACCCTTGAACTCGATCTCACTGCTCGAAGACAACCCTTATCTGTTTTCCTTGAAGGGGAGAGGTAGAAAGCATCTCCATTGGTACGTGCGTACCCCATTGAGTTCACGTTGGTTTTCAATCTTGGAAAACGGGCAGCCAAGTTAACAACACCGCATGAATGTCGCCAACAAACCCTCTCTTAATTTATGTTATTAATTCCCTCCTGGATTGAAAGGATCATCATTCGTCATAAGGGCCTCTAAACTGAACCCATTTTCCTTTGCTTCTTCCCAAGCTTTCTCCATTGGTCCCTCATCAAAATCCTCATCCTTATCATAAATTGAATAAGTATAAGTAATGACCTGTTGCTGTGTTTTATGAATGGAATGAGCAAAATCAGCCATTTTATTACGATATTTCTTTAACCCTGCATTCTTCATAATCTGTTGACGAAGACTCCACTGGGAAATCTTTAAAACTTGAATGGCACCAAGTTTTGTATTCCAAATTGCCCAGTTGAAACATAAATCAGCAGGACGTGGATCTCCTACCTTAATTCCTCTCTTTCTTTGTTCATATTTAGCCTTGTCTCTAATATAATTACCACCTAATTCCTTATGTATATCCTCGTCACTTGGAGCTTCGTCCCCTATCACTGGGAAATGAAATGAACGAAACTTATCTGTCTGAGTATCAGTGCCCCAGACTTCCCAAAATTCCAAAGGGTCTTCATGGAGAAGAATAAACTCAACTTCTTCATTTAATTCAATATCTGTTGGATTTAGATACTGCTTAACAGAAGGATTGTCGGATTTTTCCTGGGCTTTTTCATAAGCCGAAATGGTTCCTGGTGAAAACTTCATGTGTCCTGTAGAATTGTGTTTTGTGGTTTGTATTGTACAAGGTTTTCTCTTGCACTCTATTATTCTATAGCTATGCAAAACCCTTGTCAATGTGCTATTAATGATGAAGCCCTCAGCCTGTAAATAGACCAAGGGCTTAGAAGCTTTGCCACTTCACTAGAATACTAAATGATTGATCTTGCTTTCGTCAACACCTGGCCTTCAGACTTGGTTCTGGCTCCCATCTATCACAAAAACGCTCCAATGCTCTCGGGGCGTAAGGCTACAGGTAAGAATCCACTTGAAGACAGCTATGAAAGAGATTTCAGCCCTGCTGATGTAGCTCTTGCTGTTAAACGCAACCCTGACCTCCAAGCTGTTGGAATTTATACAGGCATCAGAGGAAAAGGAATTGTCATCCTTGATGTCGATAAAAATTTAAAAAACCTTTTGAAGATTTGGGGTGATTCCCTTGAAGGCGCTCCAAAAATAACGAGTACCAAAGGAAATGCCGCTAAATACCTCTTCAGAGTGCCAGAAGAGCTTTGGGGTGTCGTAAGAGGACATGGCCTCAGAAAGGATGAAGGAGGCGACTATGAAGTGCTCTGGGGACGCAGACAAGGCGTTGTTCATGGTGCTTACCCAGGATCTAGGACTTCAAAAGCTGGAGACTATCGACTGAAGGGAGATTTGCATTCCATTCCTCAAGCTCCTGAATGGCTGCTTGCTGAAATGAAAAAGCCTCCTGTTGTTCATCAAAACAGGAAAGATCTTGACTTCAGTGACAGAACAGAAGACGAAATTGCTCAAATTATTCATGACTGCTTAAGCGTTATCACTCATCAAGGCGTTGGCAGTAGAGAGCATTGGGTCAAAGTTGGAATGGCTATCCATTCAGCTCTCCCAACTGAAATGGGATTAGCTTTGTGGTCCAGCTGGTCTTCTCAAGACCCTGATTACGCTAATGAATGGGAAGATTCAGACGATCGTCATAGTCCTTGTTCTGTTCCTTGGTATTCCTTCAAAAGTTCTGGTATTGGACTAGGAACTCTTATTTGGTTGGCTGACAGAGAAGATCCTGAACGCCATAGGTTTTCCAAAGACGTGGCCGAAATAGTTAAAGCCGCAGAAGCTAAGCAAGTTCAAGAATTCAGAACAGCAACTCTTGATTTCCATGAAGTCATTAAACGTGCCAAACGCATCCTTGACTTAGAGAATCCGGCTGAGATGAACTACAAACTCAATACTCTTGCTCTTCAGGCTGGGTATAGAGATCAAAGTTCTTTAGAAAAAGTCATTGTTGATCAACTTCAATTTGAAAAGCAAAAAGGAATCATGACCGTCAAAGAATTGATGGAACTTGATACTCATCGTGAATACTTAATCCCAGACGTTCTTCCAACACCTTCAGTCGTCTTGATCTATGGAGCTGGTGGAGATGGAAAATCCATGAGTGCTTGGGCTCTTGCTAAGCACATTGCAGATGGAAGCCCATTCCTCGTAAGAGGCAATCTCGTCCCAGTTAAACAAGGTCCCGTCCTTCTCTTGAATGGCGACCAACCTTTGACTCAACTCAAAGAACAACTTGAAGAAGTCGATTTCCCACTGACTCAAGACACAAAACTCCAAACAGATTGGCAACTTCAGTATTACGCCCAATTCATAAAACTCATGGAAAAATACGCACCAAAGCTAGTCGTTATTGACTCGTTAATTGGTTGCAGTGGAGGAAGAGCCTTTGATGAAAATAAATCTGACTTTGCTCAACCTCTCTATTGGTTAACTAGAAATAATGGAGTTCTTTTCCCTAAAACAACTATTCTCATTATTCATCATGCCAATAAGAATGGGGGTTTCAGAGGAACGTCAGCTATAAGAGACGCTGTTGATGAGACTTGGGCACTAACTAAACCCACTGAAGAACAATCTGCAACTTTAGGTAAATACAGTCGCTTAATCACAATTGAAAAATCAAGATCAGGACGATCAGGTACTTCACTTGTCATGCAAATGCAAGATGACCTTTCCTTCACAATTAGTGACTACACGCCAGAAGTTGATAGAACTAATACAAGCCCCGCATCTGTAAGTGATCGGGTTCTCCAAAAGCTTCGAGTCGTCTATCCAGAATCACGCTCCACAAATAACTTAGTAGATGACCCTCTCCTAGAAGGAAAACCAGCAGCTATTCGTAAATCACTTCAAAGACTTTTAAAGCGGGGACTCATCGAGGCCTCTAATGAACAAGAAACATCCCCAGCAGGGAAAACGCTCCAAACATATAAAGCCATCCTTGCGCGTGGAGAGGGACAAACAAGTGTCCCATCAAGACCACTCTCCAGTAATGGGACGAGATCTGACCTGGGACAATCAGGTGGGACAAGGCAAGAGTGTCCCATCAGTTCAGGAGGAACTTGGAGCGCCTTCAAGAAAAGCACTGGAAACTTATTGGATGATGCAAGCAACGTGGGACAAAGATAGGGTGTCCCATGCCTGTGTCCCAGATGAAAACCAAGTCGTCAAATACGATTTGCCTGATTTGGGACACAATGAAACTAACCCCCCGCGTGAGATTGAATGACTTGTGCTCACCAGCTTGCTTTCTACCAACAAGGACTACCTGAAAGATTGCTTGCAGTGGTGCGCTACACCATGTACCAAGACGATGGCAAGGTTTTAGCAGTAGACACTGTTGAGTATGGGAACAATCAAGAAGAGAAGCAGGTCTTTCAAGGACAAGTTATTGCTTCTCTTGAATGCGGTGTAGATGTTTCAATTATGACCTCTAAAAAAATCAAAGATTTTCCCTTGCTAGACAAATTGATCAATCAATAGTATATTAGAGTAGTAAGACCAGAAAAAACAATGTCAGCAGTCATTGAAGTCTATGAATGGGAGTATTGCTCTCAGTCGGAAACTCTATACATAGAGGCTGAAGTTGAAGACTCAATTCTTGCTTCACCTCAAACACTTCAAGATCCAGAAGAATGGGTTCCAGGTAGATGTTGGGCAACAATTTTTTGGCCCGCAGATGACTTTGACGCTCCATCACAAGAGTCATTAGAGACCTATTTAGCAGGGAGTGAGCCTAGTTGGACACTACTCGAACCTGATGAATTATGAAGTGCCCTAAATGCCATAAACAAACTTCTAGCGTTACTAATGGTAAATACTCCTCTATTATGGTAAGGTTGTTAAAACTACTATAAAAATGTCGAAAGGTCACGGCCAACGAAAATATCTTCAGATCTTATTAGAGCCAAGTAGAGGGGAGCTGTTTTTTAAAATGGCAGAAGCTAATGGAGAGAAGGCTTCTGCCTTAGCAAGAGATATCCTTTATGCTTTCCTTGAAAAAAACGCTGACAAAAAAGACTACAAGGAAGCTAAGGAATCGGATGAGAATGCTTGGAAACAATCAGTTCAAAACAGATTAGAAGGTCGTGCTCTCTCTAAACTCTTGAAATCAATCAGAGCCAAATAAACCAAACCAAAGCCTTTTTTTCTTCTTTGGGACAGGCTCTAAGCAGATAAGTTTGGCTTCTAATTCACAAATTTTTTCTACTGACTGTTTAATGATTTGCTGCTGATACCAATTTTGCTTTAGCAAGGCTGAACACATTAACGCAATAGATTTATGATCTTCATCTTCTAAAACAGCCCTTGAATCTGTCTCTAGCCGCAGCTCTTGCTCTAAAGAAGGCTCAACAACTAACCATTCAGCCCAACTTTTTGTTCCTTCATACATTGTCAACGCCTCCCAGAAACGCTCCATGTCTGAAACCATTCAGAATCAGATCTTAGTAATGAGTCTGCCATTAAACTTTGCAATTGACTAATTGCAGCTAAATGATAAGGATCTCCTGAGTCATAATTCTCAAAGAAGTCAATCAAAGCTAATGAAAAAACTTCTCGATCTGATTGGCTCATGGTTTATATATCGATCCCCAAATCCTAATGACTTAGGTTATTTGAAGATGGCTCCAAATCGAATACTTAGACAAATGGCTGGAACAAAAAGCCATCATTCGAAACAAGTCTTGATTGAAATGATTAAAGCTCAGAGATCCGACTAGGAAGAAGGTTCTCTAACCCCTCGAGCTGATTGATCCATTTTTCTGCAATAACTGTTTCTTGATGTAAGCCTGTGTAAATACCGTGCATAGGATGATCTGGCCGATGGCGCCCATCTAATACATAAAGTTGATCCATCCTCATGACACGTTGACGGTCCTCTTCAACCCATTCGGTTTTGTACATACTCCTCATTGACCTTTTTTCTTTTTAATATCATTCAAGGCTGATTGCAGCAATTGAATAACAGAGTTTGACTTTAGCTTAGGATTGAGGGCTATCAATTCTGATGCAGCCGTCACTAGTATCCAAAACCAAGCTTCTGTTAAGAAGTCCATTGGGATTAATTAAAGTCCTCTTAGCCTACGGGGTTTTTCATTACGAGCCACTTCCTTCTCTAAAGCGTTAATCCTATGAAAGAGTTCTCTTATATCTCTTTCTCTACGATTACTGATATTTGCTAGAGCCATAAGAAAAGCACTAGCTATTGCCCCAATCATTGCAGCCGTTATTTCATTCATTTAATGTAGTAGCGATTTGCTCTTTATCATGCCCGATCCATCAACCCCACTTGATCCTAAAAAGCCTGAAAAAAAGAAAGGACCATTAGGCAAGTTGAAAGCATCCTTAGATGACAAGGAGGAACAGCTTCAAGTTATTTCTACTTTTGTTCGTCTTGGAGTTGTAGTTTGGAGTGGGTTTATTTTGACCCTTAATTATGTAGAATTGCCAGGATTAGGCAAGCAAGAAAGAATAGATCCAACCTTTATAGCTTCAGTGTTTACGGGGGCTCTGGCCAGTTTTGGCTTGGAAACAGCAAAGAAAAGAGGAGATGGAACTTATGAAGGCGACCCAGATAGTAAGCCTATGAATAAAAAAGAAATGCAAGCATTGCTGCAAGCTCAACCCACTAACGTTCAGACAATAAGGGTTGAAACTTTACCTGTAAGAATCATCGGACCTAACGACAAAGCATGACTGACCAAGGACTCTCTCTTGATGCAAGCCAAGAAACTCGCATCGTGGTTCAAGCTCTGAAAATTCAACGCCTTGAGGAAAAAAATGCTGACCTGAATGAGCGCGTTAGAGTATTAGAACGCAACGTTTACGGTGCAAGTGCTGTTATTGCAGCTTTAATAACAATCATTGGTTTCGCAACCAACATCTCAAAGGCGTATTTATGAAACGATTATTTCTTTTGCTTTTGCTGTTTGGCGCCCCAGTTCATGCGGGTGGGTTGACTCACAAGATTACAGCCTCAGCTCAAGCAACAGCTGATGGCGCTTATTCCATCTCGAACCGTATTGGGTCCACTTATTCCATGAGTGCAACCAACATCACCTCAAGCACTCTTGGAGGTGTAACCGCTCCAGCATCTGCTACTGCCGCTGGCACGTTCAAAAGCAACAGCTACGCGCAGACAACTGCAGGTGCTGCAACGAGTTTCAGCGAAAGCTGGACTTCAGGAGACGTGGTAGCAGCAATTGGATCTGGTTCAACTGTGAGTTCTGGAGTCGTTGCAAATCTGCCTGCTTTCGGTAATGTCACCACTTATTCAGGAGCCAGTGGAAACCCAACGGCTGCAATCACATCAGTCGCTGGTGGAACAATTACCCTTGGCGTAACTGGCCCAGGACAGAGTGTTGTGGGCTCAATTAGTTCAGAACTGAATATAGATTAGTAACGTGAATAAAGCGTTATTCCTGTTATTAATACTTGCTGGAAGTCCAGTGTTTGCAGTACCTGTGGTGCCTAATTTTTCTGCAGGATCTGTCACTAGCAGAACAGAGTCTACGCAGGATACTAGAGAAATAATCAAGAGTTACTCTTACTCAACAGGTTACACCTACGCTGTAGGAGGAACCAACATTACAGGCTCAGGAACAATTAGCCCTACAAATACCACCGTTGGAACTCAAACTTTGAATGGCGTCTCTTCTTCATGGACAGGTGTAAATAGTCTTCCTACATGGAGTCAAACCGTTCCAGGTGCAGCTACTAATTTCAGTCAGAGCTACATGGGCCCAGGACTTCAATCTGTGACCGAGGTAGATAGAACTATCCAGATACAAAGTGTTACTGAGTCCACTTCTGTGTTTACACAATGAAGAAGCGGATAGCCTTCGCACTGCTGGCTTTATGCCATTCTCCCGTATACGCAAATAACATAAATGCTACTTCAAATCCTGTAGCAAATTCCTCTGGAAGTGTTACTAATTTCGCTGTTCAGAACTTACCTTCAAGACAATTTACGAATCAATTTGGAGATGGAATAGTCTGCCAAGGAGATACATTGGCTATCCAACCTTTTGTCTCCTCAAACATGTCTTTTACTCGTCCTGATGAACAGACATATCTATCCCCTATCTATGACGAAAGCGACTTTTCAGGACATACAACTATTAATGATGAAGGAGAAGAAGTAGATGGTCCCGATGGTAATCCTGATAATCCGGGTGCAGTGATTGGTTATAAAACAATCAGGACAGGACAGAAGGAAAATTTCGCAATCAGTCCAGGTATCTCACTTTCTTGGAACATACAGCTGGATCGCCAAAGCATAAGACTATGCAAACAGGCTGCAAGTACTAGGATATCGCTACTTCAAGCTGCTTATGAAGACAAGAGATTGAGCTATGAATTGGGACGGTTAAAACTATGTGCAAAGCTCTTAAAAGATGGAGTCCGATATAGACCTGGAACAAAGTATGCACTTTTATGCGAAGACGTTGAACTAACTAATCCTCCTGGTGTTCTACCTAATCACAGTCACACTATCTCTTACCCAGGGAACGCCACATCCGATCAGTAGCTTTTTTCTCTCGTTGAGCCATTCTCTTTTCAAAAGTAGACATCGGTTTCTCTTTCTTCTTTAGTTTCTTTTTGACGAATTTAATAATCTTCTTTTGAAGAGGCTTCGACTTCTTCTTGATTACTTCTGTTAAAGGCGCTGCCAATAATGCTGCTGACGCTCCAAATAACGCAGTCACCATTACTCCTGACACCAAAGCCGGTGGAGGGGTGAAATGATCAACTGTTTCGATAACCGCTACAGGCTCATAATCAATGACACATTTCCCAGAGAGGAGATCTTCTCTATAAGCAAGAATTCTTCCTCGACCATATTTCCCGATGCTTCCTACAGGAATTGCACCGATAGGAGGGCATGGTGGTCTTGGTGGAATCTCAGGGACTTTTATCTTCGGAGTCGCAGGTTTTACCGATTCTTGTTCGTCTTTAACGTAGTCCGATACCTTCAGTCCCTGTGGAATTACCTTTATTCCTGGTGTTAGGTCAGGCGCAAAGAAAGCAGGCGCTCCTCCTTCGCACAAAATCATGTTTCCGTCTGGATCTAAGTTGTAATCAGCCGTTCCAGATGAATACCTCTCTCGTGTCATCGCACAAGGCATCTCTATAACTGGAAGTCCCCAAGGGATATCTCCAGTTACAGGTGGTTCAATGATGATTGGTGGAGGAATAACCTCTATATCAGGAACACCTCTTATCCTTATTTGAGGTTCAACGACTTCGGTCAAGGAAGAAAGTCAGTTGAATTCATCAATGGACCACCTGGCCCACAAGCTTCAGGTGGATTAATAGGCCCATTGACTGAGGGAAGTGTTCCTTTAGAACGTCTGATTCTTTTCAGTTCTTCAAAGTCTTTCTTCTTCGTTCCACCGTCATATTCCCAGGCGTAACCATCGTCAATCATCTCTTCATTTAGAGAACGAGTCGATTCCCCAACATATAGCCAACCCAGGAGACGGCCATACTTACCACTAGCGCCAGACCCCAGCTCAGTCCGAACCATAAGGTCTTTCCCTTCTCTTTTGGCATCTTCAAGTTTTTCTTTGAGCCAATTTGTTGCGTCGATTCCAAGGGGTTTTTCAACCTCATGGTCTGACGTTCTTTTCTCGGGGGTATCAACACCTGCAACCCTCACTCGTTGTTTGATACTTAAATCAAATCCTAAGTTGATAGTGATATCAATAGTGTCACCATCAACAACTCTGTCTACTGAAGCTATCTTGTAGTTCCAGCAACTCATTCGACTAGGAGGTTTCATTAGAAAGGTAACTTTCCTCCTTTTTTACCACCAAGAGGAGCAGCCCCTCCAGTCATACCAGGTATTTTGAGAGATTCTTTAACACTCTCAATAACCTGACCTTTGATTTTTTCTTGGGTCGCAGGATTGGTAGCCCATTTGTAAGTGATAACTCCTCCTGCACCTATCGCAACGACAAGTACAAAAGAAACAGCACTTAAAGCGTTAAATACTTTTTGCATGAGTAATAAAAAACCCACTAGAAGACTAGCGGGTCTTTGATTTTGTGTGTGTGT